TGTCTGCTGAAGGAGGCCTGCTGTCCATCCAGGACGCCGACCTGCCCTTCATCGAGATCAGCGACATGGACACGCTGCGGGAGGCTTACACCTGGCTGACTCAGTCCGACGAGGCCAAGGGGTTCCAGTCGGTGGCGCTCGACTCCATCAGCGAGATCGCTGAGGTGGTCCTGAATGCCGAGAAGAAGGCCACCAAAGACCCACGCCAGGCCTACGGTGCGATGCAGGAGCAGATGGCCGACATCATCCGCGCATTCCGCGACCTGCCTGGCCGGCACGTCTACATGAGCGCCAAGCTGGAGAAGACCCAGGACGAGATGGGCCGCGTGCTGTATGCGCCATCGATGCCTGGCAACAAGACCGGCCAGGCGCTGCCTTACTTCTTCGACGAGGTGCTGGCGCTGCGTGTCGAGAAGGACAGCGAGAACAACACCCAGCGCGCCCTGATGTGCGACTCGGACGGCCTCTGGCTGGCCAAGGACCGCAGCGGGAAGCTGGACGCCTGGGAGGCTCCTGATCTGGGAGCCATCATCGCCAAGATCGGAGGGAAGTGATCATGACCAAGTCGATGGAACAACTGGCCGCCCAATGGCTGGAGGCCAAAGAGGCCGAGCGCAAGGCCACCGAGCGCCGCCGTGACTTCGAGGATGCCATGCGCGAGCTGGCTGGTTTTTCGGAGCAGACCGAAGGCACTGAGAACGTCAAGACGCCTGGCTTCGCCATCAAGATCGTCGGCCGCATCGACCGCAAGGTCGACGCCGACAAGGTGCAGGAGCTGGCCGCCGAGCACGGACTGACCGATCACCTGAGCACACTTTTCCGGTGGAAGCCGGAAATCAACATGGCCATCTGGAAGGCGACAGATGAGTCCATCACCAAAGCACTCGCCGGAGCAATCACGGCCAAACCTGGCCGCCCTTCTTTCACCATTGAACCCATCACCACCAAGGAGTAAATCATGGCTTTTCTCGGACAAACCTTTGCAGCATCTGACCTGCCCCAGGGCACCAACAACTTCGAGCCGCTGCCGGCTGGATGGTACACGGCCAACATCACGCAGGCAGAGCTGAAGAGCACGGTCGCTGGCGATGGCCAGTACATCAAGCTGCGCTACGACATCACCGGGCCGACTCACCAGGGCCGCGTGGTCTTCGGCAACCTCAACATCAAGAATGCCAGCGCCAAGGCTGAGGAGATCGGCCGCCAGCAGCTTGGCGAGATCATGCGCGCCATCGGCCTGGCTAAGGTCCAGGACACCGATCAGCTCATCGGTGCCAGCATCCAGGTCAAGCTGGACGTGCGCCCTGCGCGCACCGACGACAAGACTGGCAAGACCTACGAGGCCAGCAATGATGTGAAGGGGTTCAAGGCCGTCAATGGTGGCGCAGCGCCCACCTTTGCCGCTGCAGCTCCTGCAGCAGCTCCTGCAGCCTCTGCAGCGCCGGCCAAGGCCGCGCCGCCCTGGCAGAAGAAGTGAAGTGAAAAGCCCCAGCCTCGTGAGAGGACTGGGGCAAGTTGGCAACTACAGAAGGAGAGTGGGCACCATGAAAATACCCGAACCAGAGCATAGCATCCAAGGCCTGATCGACAAACACCACGAGAAGCAGGCCGAGCCGCCCAGGCCGCACATGGGCTGCAGCCAGTTGGGTCACCCATGTGACAGGTGGCTGTGGCTGTCGTTTCGCTGGGCCGTCCAGCCCCAGTTTCCTGGCCGCATCCTGCGCCTTTTCAGGCGTGGCCAGATGGAAGAGGCCACCATCGTGTCGGACCTGCGCGCCATCGGCATGGACGTGCGCACCAGCCGGCAGCAGGCGCGCGTGGACTTCGGTGCGCATGTGTCCGGCAGCATAGACGCCATCATCGAGTCTGGCGTGCCTGCAGCGCCCAAGAAGCGCCATGTGGCCGAGTTCAAGACGCACAGCTCCAAGAGCTTTGCCGACCTGGAGAAGAACGGGGTTGAGAAGTCCAAGCCCGAGCACTTCGTTCAGATGCAGCTCTACATGCATGGCACCGAGATCGACCGCGCCTTGTACCTGGCCGTCTGCAAGGACGACGACCGCATCTACACCGAGCGTGTGCGTTACGACAAGGAGGTGGCCGAGAAGTTCATCAGGCGTGGCCACTACCTGGCCACATCAGACCGCATGCCGCCGCCTATCAGCACCGACCCGAGCTGGTACCAGTGCAAGTTCTGCGATGCGCACGAGTTCTGCCACGAGACCAAGACCACCAAGCACGTCAACTGCCGCACCTGCGCGCACAGCACGGCCAAGGAGGACAGTACCTGGCGCTGCGAGAGGCACGAGGCCGATGGCATTCCGGTGGAGTTCCAGCGCCAGGCCTGCGACAGCCATGTCCTGCACCCTGACCTGGTGCCCTGGGAGCGCAAGGACGGCCTGGACCAGTGGACGGCCGTTTACGTCATTGAAGGCCGTGATGTGGCCAACGGTGAAGGCGATGCGCACGTCTACACCAGCCGCGAGATTCTCGTGAATCCCAAGATGTGCAGCCTTGTGGATGAATATGTGGAAGAGCTGCGCGCAACCTTTGACGCGAGGATTGTGGGATGACCAATGACGACATCATCCGCATGGCGCGGGAGGCTGGACTTTACAGCGGGTCGCCACGCACACCGAGCACTGGCCGCATGATCGAGAAAAGGCTCGAACGCTTCGCCTCCCTTGTCGCCGCAGCCGAGCGCAATCGCACATGGACGCAGGCGCACTGGACAGAGTACGAGCGCAGCATTGCCGCAGCCGAACGCAAGCGCCTGCACGACAAGTTCATGGAGATTCACAAGTCGCAGCAGCACAGCAACAACTACTGGCACTTTGCCGCACGCAAGATCATGGAGGAACCTGATGCTGCGTGACTACCAACAGCGAACCATTGACCAGCTTTATGCGTGGTTCGAGGCAGGCCATGTAGGCAATCCCTGCCTGGTGCTGCCAACCGGGTCCGGCAAAAGCCACATCGTGGCCGCGCTGTGCAAGGACGCGCTTCAGAACTGGCCAGAGACCGTGGTGCTGATGCTGACTCATGTGAAGGAGTTGATCGAGCAAAACGCAGAGAAGATGCGCCAGCACTGGCCTGGCGCGCCGATGGGCATCTACAGCGCCAGCATCGGCAAGAAGCAACTCGGAGAGCCGATCACCTTCGCAGGCATCCAGTCCATCCGCACCAAGGCCAAGCAGATCGGCCACGTTGACCTGGTGATCATCGACGAGTGCCACCTGGTCAACCACAAGGACGAAGGCGGGTATCGCCAGTTCCTGGCCGACCTGAAGGCTATCAACCCTGCGCTGCGGGTCATCGGTTTGACGGCCACGCCCTACCGCCTGGGGCACGGCCTGATCACCGACAAGCCTGCGCTGTTCGACGACCTGATCGAGCCGGTCAGCATCGAGGAACTGGTGTTCAAGGGTTACCTGGCCACGCTGCGCAGCAAGGTCACCAAGGCCAAGCTGGATACCACTGGCGTTCACAAGCGTGGTGGCGAGTTCATCGAGTCCGAGCTGCAAGCAGCAGTCGACACCGATGACAACAACCAGAAGGTGGTGCGCGAGATCATCGAGCTGGCTGGCGACCGCAAGGCCTGGCTGGTGTTCTGCACTGGCGTCAAGCACGCGCACCATGTGGCCGAAGTCCTGCGCCAGCGTGGCGTGGCCGCGGAGTGTGTGACTGGCGAGACGCCGAAGAAGGAGCGCGAGCGCCTGCTGGCCGAGTTCAAGGCTGGCCGCCTACGCGCCTTGACCAATGCCAATGTTTTGACCACTGGGTTCGACTACCCAGACATCGACCTGATCGCCATGCTGCGCCCGACCATGTCGGCCAGCCTGTACGTCCAGATGGCCGGCCGCGGCATGCGGGTCAAGAGCCACATCGACCACTGCCTGGTACTGGACTTCGCTGGCGTGGTGGCCACGCATGGGCCGATTACGGCCGTGCAGCCGCCCAAGAAGGCAGGCGATGGCAATGGCGAGGCACCAGTCAAGGTATGCGACAACTGTGGCGAGCTGTGCGCCATTGCCGTGGCCATCTGCCCTGCGTGCCTGACGCCATTCCCAGAGCCGGAGCGCAAGAAGCTGGAGCTGCGCAACGACGACATCATGGGCCTGGAAGGCAGCGACCTGGAGGTCACGTCCTGGAGCTGGCGCAAGCACGTCAGCCGCGCATCAGGCAAGGAGATGCTGTCCTGCACCTACTACGGCAGCCTGTCTGACAAGCCGATCACCGAGTACCTGCCAGTGCTGCATGAAGGGTATGCCGGCCAGCGTGCGCTGCAGCAGCTCTTCACGATGGCCAACTCGTCAGGCGCGCACCTGGCCGAAGCCGAGCGCATGAGTGACAGCGAAGGCCTGGAGTACCTGGCCACGCAGATGAGCAGCAGCAGGCCGCCCAAGGTCATCGAGTACCGCATGGACGGGAAGTTTCACCGAGTCATCAAGAGGAGCTGGGCATGAGCCGAGGCCGCGCCTTGCAGCACTATGGCAAGCTGGGTGTGGCCAACCTGTCCAGTGAGGTCAAGGCCATCTGGTACAGCCGCCACATCGAGCCAGAGCCGTGCGAGCCGGTGGACACCTTTTGGCCAACCTGCACCGATCCTGACCTGGTGCTGCGCCAAGACTTTGCCAGGCGTCTGGTGGCCATCACGCCACTGACCGAGATGGAGGAGTGGGCTGTGGCGCTGTGCGTGCTGGACAACTGCACGCTGCGCGAGGCAGGCCAGGAAATGGACCGGACGCAGGAGCGTGTGCGCCAGATTCTGATGAAGGCCATGCGCAAGTTTCGGACATGCCAGAAAGCACTGACTGGCATGCATTTGTGGGAGTTAGACACCAGGGACATGTCGTACTTCTGGTGGAGGCATGAACAAAGGAGAGAACATGATCGACGTTGAAGAACACCTAAAGCGCGCTGCCGGATGCGAGTCCGTCACGCTGCCTGCAGCCATGTGGCTGGATGCGCTGTGGGAGCTGCAGAGCAGGCGCAGCGATGAGATGGTCACCATCGGGCCATTCTTCCTGAAGCGCTACGACGAGCACAGCTTCTGGCTTGGCCACGAGAGTGGTGAAGGCATGCAGGTGCGTGATCACCGCGTGCTGGATGTGCTTAATGAACTGTGGAAGGAGTTCTGAGCATGAGCACCAGACCACCAGAGCCAGAGTTCCTGATCCAGTGGCGTGAATGGGTTAAGGCAGGGCCGCCAAAGTGCTGTCACACATGCGAACTCTACGACCATCATGGAACATGCTTTGAGTTCAACACGACACCACCGGAGGACTTTGCAGCCACCGTGGATGCCTGCGATAAATGGGAGCCAGAGGTGCCATTTTGACCGAGCGCATGCCCACCGAGCACGAGGAGCAGCGCGAGGTGGTGCGCTGGTTCCGGCAGACCTGGCCAGGCGTGCGCATCCATGCCATCCCAAACGGTGGCGCGCGCAGCAAGGCCACCGCTGGCCGTCTGAAGGCCGAAGGCGTGGCCTCTGGAGTGCCGGACCTGTTCGTGCCTGCTTGGCGTCTGTGGATCGAGATGAAGCGCGCCAAAGGTGGCAGCCTCAGCCCAGAGCAGAAGGACTGGATCGAATACTTGGAAGGTGTGGGATATTGGGTTATAGTGGGAAAAGGTGCGGATCATGCCAAGCAGCAGATCAGCGCCTTTTTCACCACCAACCAAGGAACCCAATGAGCACTCGCATCTACCTGGTCACCGACATCGAGACCAACAAGCACCGCTTGATCCGCGCTGCCAACCAGGCGCAGGCCATCCGGCATGCTGCCCAGACCCGATTCGACATCGAGGTGGCCGGCCAGGACGACCTGGTCAGCCTGCTGACGCATGGCGTGCCTGTCGAGCTGGCCACCGGCCAGGCAACCGCCGATATGTTCGAGGAAGCCGCCATCGCCAACCCAGGCGGGACCGACTGATGAAAGCGCCGACCACTCCCAAGTCGTCGGCCTCGGCCGTCAAGGACCGATACCTGACGATCCGCGTGCCGCCCGAGGTCGAGCTGGCGCTGCGCCGCCAGGCCGATGCCGACACCAGGACGCTGGCCGCCCAGGTGCTGCACTACATCAAGCAAGGCCTGGCCAAAAGCCAGGAGGAGGCTGCCGCATGAAGCTGCGTCCTCGCATGTCTGTGCAGTGGTTCCCTCGCCGCTGGCCGTACTTCGCCATCGGGTTCGACCGTGGCGAGTTCCACCTGTACCTATGGATCGTCGAGATCGAGGTCTGGAGGTCGTACTAATGGCTGCTGACAGCCCGAACGACAAGCGCCACATCCTGGTGGCGCTGCTGCGGCCTTCACCGATCAGCTTGGCTGCGTGCCAGGTCATCGGTGGGCCGCGGCCTCCGGCCATCGCCGTGTTCTTCGACCGCGAGGAGCACGCCTTCAACCTGGTGGACGTGGCCGCGCCATGAAGAAGTCAGGCAAGCGCAAGCCTGCTGGCAGGCCGGTGACATACACCCACTGGGACGAGCTGATGGCCAGCGCCAGCGAGCCGCTGCCGCAGGAGCAGCGCACCTACCAGCTCACGCGCATGTACCAGGGGCTGCACGCCCTGGAGACGGCCGCGGAGCCTGGCAAGGAGGACTGGCGGGTCGTCAGCGATGCCGTCAATATGCTGGAGACACTGGTGGTCGAGATGCAGGTCTGCGAGGACGCCAGCGGCCTGCTGATGGACGCCATCCGCGGCCTGGCATTGGCCGGCCAGCGCCACAAGCGCGAAGGCAAGCCCATCAGGCTGGACGGACCCGGTATCCAGGCCGTGCGCACCGTTCTGGCCAACTACGGGGATCTGCTGGACATGCTGCCGGCACGCACCATGATCAGGTGCCACCGCCTGACCGAGAAGCGCATCCACGCCATCCTGGACGGTCGCAAGCAGCCGCACGATGTCGAGGTGGTCTAGGGGTTTTCACCTACTTGCGTGCATCGTGGGAAATCGTGGTAAGATGTGGCCATCGCAACCAACCAGCAAGGAGCTGACCGTGAATGCAACCACCACCCTCGAACTCGGTCCCACTTTCGAGACATTTGTGCCTGCCAACAAGCGCGACTCCAAAGGCCGTCACATTGGCTATGTCGTCGGCCTGCGCGACAACGGGGTCAACTTCTACGCTTGGGTTCAAAACGCCCGGTATCTTGGCAATGGCGAGTGGGTCGAGTTTGGTGTGCAGCAGCGCTCGCGCTGCTTCGATAGCCTGAAGGCTGCCAACACCTGGGCCTATGCCACCGCACGCGAGCGCATCGCCAAGTTGCACGCCTGATCAACCCAGCGCCCTCCGGGGCACTCCAACAACCACCAAGGAGAACACCATGAACAAGACCCAAAAGCGCGAGATCGAGAAGGCGCGCGACTTTCACAGCCTCGGCCATCACGAGACGGCCGCGCGCATCCTGGCCACCTGCCAGCGCTGCGCTTTGACCAAGCGCGCCCAGCAGGCCATCATTGAGGTGGCGCAGGAGCTGGACCTGATGCGCTTCATGCGCATTGAGAATGGCTGCCTCGTGACCGACTGAAGGAGACCACCATGCAACTCAAACGCTACCACGTCATCCTGGGCCTGATCGGCCTAGTGATCGCAATGGGGATCGTCGGCCAGTCCGACTTTGAGGAGGCCGAGCGCCAGCAAGCTGAATACTGCGAGATGGTCAAGCTGTGGAAGCAGACCAAAGGCCAGGCCGGCTGGCCTGCCTACAACGGTGAAGGGATGTGCAAGTGAACTGCTGCGACGAGTATGGGAACTGTCGCCAGGGCCGCGACTGTCCTGTGCGCAAGAAGACCGAGTGCCAGTGGTGCTACGGTCTTGGCTACGACTCAAGTGGCCAGAAGTGCGTGTGCCAGCCTGATCACTTTGGTGACAAGCTGGCCTGGATTCTTGGTGCGTTTATTGCCGTGATGGTGCTCCTGATCACACTCAGGGCTTGGTTTTTGAACTAGAGCAGCTTGGCCTCTGCCTCGCGTCTGCGCACAAGGCCTGGCAGCACTTTGCCACCACCACGCACCCACAGCATCAACTGCTCTTTAGCGCCTTCCCAGTCCTGTGCATCAATGCGTTTGCGCAGCGTGCTGGACCGATACCTGGCCACGCCAAGGTTGTAGGCGAAGTCTGACATCGCACCGAGTGCTCGTGGACGCGCCAGGAGGCCAGGAGAGGCCTTCAAAACACCTGCCAGGTAGTTGTGCCTCAACTCATGTACCAGCCACGCCTCAGCCGTTTCTTTGCTAATTGGCGGGTGGTCCATTGTCACCTTGGTGCCATCTGGCTTGAAGACCGTGCCATATCCGATGGTCGGATAGCCGGCTGGGCAAATGTAAGGCTGTAGCCTCAGACCCTCAAATGGCCTGCAGAGCATGGCGGCCACATCGACGGCCTCATCGATTGCGCTCGTAGACACGGCCGACAAACCAGAAGCTGATGATCATGTTGAAGACGGCCAGGTCGTCACTGCCCCACATTGTGGTCAGGACTTCCTTCCAGTTGCCACCCTGCTCGATGGCGATCAGGTAGGCAGCCACTTTCACGGCTGCATACAGCCCCAGGAACATATAGGTCACGGTCGGCCGCACCAGGGCAGAGATGGCTGCAACCAGCGAGCCGGCAGCCTTGGCTGTGGAAGACTGTTCCTGGATGGCAGCCACCATTGCGTCCAGCTCGGAGGTCTGAAGCTGCACATCGGCCTGGCGCATGGCGATCTCGCCCTTGATCTTAGCAAACTCCATCTCGGCCTCAAGCATTCGCAGCTCGTGCGCGCGCTCGTTCTTCTTGTCGAAGAGCTTGAACAGCTCAGGAGCCAAACGCAGCACACCACCGAAAACTCCACCAAGTAGTGTCTCGAACATCTCAGGCCTCCTTCTTGGTAGTTATCATGTCGTCACCCTTGCGCACTGTCACCCTGTCGCCTTCGACATCCACGCGCATTGGCTGCTCTGGCCTGTCGAGTCGATCTAGTCGCTCGATCAGTGACTTGATCACCTCGAACTCAGGCTTTTCTTGTTTGGGACTAGCTCCGGCAATGCCGTTGAGCATGGAGATCAGCGCTGTCAGCGCAGCCCCAAGCAAACCCATGACAGCCGCAATTTTCTCGTTGTCAAGAACAATGGATGCACCAACCCCAATGCACACAATAAACGTGATGTAGAACAGGCCTTGCTTGCCAATGGCTCGACCAGCCACGTCTTTGGCTGGAGAAGTGGCCTCCAGCTTGTTCAGCTCTATCCTGGCCTGCTCTTTGACGATGGCCAGCTCGCGGGTCAAGTCTTGGTCAGACATGCTCAGTGCTTAAAGTAGTTCAAGGCGTAACCTACCACTGCCGAGACGCCAGACACGATGCTCATACCAAACCAGAGGCCTCCCTTGCCCTTATTGGCCAGGGCAAGCAGCTCCTCAATGTTGCGCTCCAGCTTGTCGACCTTCTTGTCCATCTCTTGGACCTTCTGCCAGAGCACGCCGTACTTGACCAGGTCAATGCCTTCTTGTTGTTCCTGCAGCATCGTGTCCGACTCCATCAAAGACCTTCGCCAGGGGTCATGTAGACCGTCGAGGCACCAGCAGCCGCACCGCTGAAGTACAGGCCAGCAGAGAAGCGCAGGATTTCAACAGCGCCAGCTACCAGCGGGACGCTGGGGGCCGGGTTGCCTGCAGTGGCTGCCACAGCGTTAGCCTGAGCCTCAGCAGCAGTCGGGCCATAGCCAAGGTGGACCGTGTTGTTGCTGGCGTTCACGATGCGCATCTGGCCAGCAACATGGTCCGAAAACTTCTGGTAGACCGGCACCTGCACGCCAAGCGGAGGTGCGACAGCAGCAGCGATGACTACGGTTTCGCCTTGCGGGTTGAATGCGATTTGGCTGTTGGTTGCCATGATTGATTCTCCTTAGTTCGTGGTGATGAAGTCTTGGCAAAGCACGCGAGTGGCCGACAATGCACCAGACGTGCTTGTCACTGTTAGCGTCAGATTATTTCCACTGACACCAATCGCAATCGTCAATCTTGCCCCAGTGCGCCAGTCATTGCCGCCAAGCGACTCGCTGTATGTCGGTGTCTTCATGCCATAGTTGATTAGCGTATTGTTTGAGAACCCAAAGAAGATTTGTGTCTCAGCACGCATCGTGGAGCCGTCGGTATTGCTGTAGGCAACTACGTTCACATCGATGCTGCCAAACCCACGGTAGTAGGTCGGGAATACTGTGACCACGCTGTTGCCGCCAGCGCTGATTGCACCGATGTTGATGTTGCGGAATCGTTGATTTCCAAGATCAGCATTGGCCGGGTCTGCAGCAATCACTGTGTCGCCAGTGACCTTGGGGGTAGCAATCGTTGGCGAGGTGGCCAGCACGTTGTTGCCCGAGCCAGTGTTCGTGACGCTGACAACTTCTTTGCTGGCATTCAGTGCCAATGCAGTCGATGCAGTCAGTGCAGACAAGGTACTGGTGCCAGACACACTGAGGTTCACGCCATTGAGATCAGCGCCTCCTTCGATGCGTTGCCAGGTCGCTCCGTTGAAGGCCACAACATCGCCAACACCCCAGTTGGAGATGCCGTCAAGAGCCGTCGAGCCAGCAACACTTACCTGGTAGTAGTCGCCCTTGGTGCCAACACCAGAGGCCAGTGCAGGCGTGTTGGTGCTGGCATTCCAGGTGCCCTTGTAATTCAATGCACCAATGGCATTGGTGATGGCAGAGACAGTCTTGAGCATGGCTGTCTCCTTACTTGGTCAAAGGCCACTGCAGTGAGACAACAGCAGGCGCAGGAGACTTCATCTTGTCGATGGCCTCCTGGACTTCCAGCTCTGCACATCGAATGTCGTCAGGAGCAACAGATGAATGCACGAAGCCGATCACATCCTGCTCAGTCAAAGAATCTAGGGCTTTGAAGTCTGCAGGGTCTGGCGCACCAAGCCCAATCGTGCGCACAACAGATGCCTCATGGTCTCCGTCTTTGCCATGCACGATGTACTCGACAGAGTACACAACATTTTGCAATCCCTGTTCACTGGCCACAGGCATCACGTTGAGCTTGTTGATTTTGATGTTGAAGGTGGTCATTTGGTTCTCCTTAAGAGGTGGTGATAATCATGCCGATGCGAACACGTCGCATGTCGTCTGGGCCAGTGTTTGCAATCGTCATTTGAAGGTTGTTGGAAGACGCTCCAATGGTGACAGTCATGCTGGTGAGGGCACGATAGTCTGCAACACCTTGACTTTGTGCGTACACCACGGCGCTAAGCCCTGTGTTATCAAGCAAGCCACCATCCCACTTGGCCAAAATTTGACCAGTAGCGGTATCTGTGGCGTTCAACGTAAGTGGCAATGTAGGAGTTTTTTCCCATGCAGTGACAACAAACTGAATCGTGACCTGTTGGTTTGTTGCTTGCGCTGGATAAATGGTCACAGTAGCTGAGCCGCCGGCATTGATGTCGCCAACGGTGACAGCACGCAGCTTCTGATAGTCCGTGTAGTAATCGTCCGATGAACGGATTTTGAATGTTGGCCAAATCGTAATGTTTGGAGCGCCAGGAATTTGGCTGTTCGCTTGGTACAGAAAACCAGGCAAAAACTGTGGCGTCAGTGATGCGTCATCACCAATCATCACCTTTGGATTTTGCGTCAACAGCATCGAATACGGGGCACCAAACGAGCACCCATAGAATTCGCTGTATGCGTTTGCATTGTCGAGGCTGCGGGTGTTGGCCTCCAACATGCAGCCGAAGAAAATGTTGGTGTTGTTGTCCGCACCAGTTGCGCCAGTTTGCTTGATCTTGATTGCTGTCGGCGTAGTGTTTGGGGCGGTTCCAGTGTTGACCCCCTCCATGTGAACCTGCGTGAAGACGTTGGTTCCACCATCATCAATCTGCACGCCAGTGTTGACCTGCTGGCCGATCCGCATGTTGGTGAAGTAGTTGCGGTTCACACCAGATGAACCAACAGGGCAGTCCATCAGCCAGACACCGCGCTTGGTGAAAATGATGAATACGTTGATGAAGCTGTTGTACCAGCAACCACTGTCTGTGCCACCAACATCCGGGCCGGTGCGCATGGCGATGCCTTCATCGCATCCAGTGATGTAGATGTCGGTGAACTCGTTGTAAAGCTGGAAGGTCACCGTGCTCGTTTGCGTCATGTCCTCTGGAACAAGACCAAGCGCCCAGACGCTGTTTTTGCCATTGCCATCGATGGAGAACCCTTGCATCGAGCAATGGCTGTCTGACCAGCGAACAACGATCATGTTGTTGTCGCCAGCTTTGAGAACGGTCGATGCACCGTCACCAATCAAACTCACCCTGTCGGATGTAGAGTTTGCATTCGTGAACGGGATCACCAGGCCGTTATCCTTGCTGTCTGGTCCAGTGGTCGACCGGATCAGGTAAGAGCCAGCAGGGAAATAGACCGATGCGCCGATGGCCTTTGCAGCATCGATGGCAGCCTGGCAGGCTGCTCGATCATTGGTCACGCCATCGCCAGTTGCCCCAAAGTCTTTGACGCTGAGCATCTGTGCGAACTTAGACTGAGCAGTTGTCTGAACAGCGCCCGTATATGGAGCCAGATAGCTGACCTGGCTGGCACTGATACTGGAGATCACGCCACCGTTGTAGCGCTCGGTGGCTTGTGGTGCGCTGTAGACAGTGCTTCCGTTCTTGTTCATCACGCGGATGCTGTAGTCGCTGTTGACGTACAGGCGCGCAGGCGTGCCGCTGTTGGACGGGTAGCCAGCCAGCGTGCGAATGGGTTGCGCAGCCAGAATCGTCAGCGCTGCGTCCCAGTAGACCTGGATTGGGTTGCCCTGCGGATCAAGATTGGCAGCACCGATCCAGACATAGCCGTCCTCAAGGGGTTGGCCATCGATGTCCGTAAAGATCGGATAGGTGGGTTGAATGGAAAGAGCGCTCATTGTTGGTTCTCCTGATCAAATTGGCGTCCGGTTTGGATTGCGCTCTGCAAGAACTGGATGCGCGCGTCCAAAGATTGTGGCAGGTTGGCCTCTTTTGCGAAATCCCCGAAGGCTTTGCTCATGGCCGTGCGTCGGATCGAAGCCTGGCTTGGCTGGCCACCCTTGGTGGCAGCCTGCACGGCCAGCTCCTGAAACTCTGGTGATGCAAAGAGCTTGGATGCCTTCTGCACGCCAGCGCCCTTGGCAGCCGACATCCACTGCACGATGTCAGGCGCAATCAAGCCGCCGCCAGGAATAGTGCCCACAGTGCCAGTGACGGCTCGTTGCGCCAGGCTGCTGGACATGATTTTGCCCATCAGGCCTTCGACTGCTGCCTCGCCAAGAATCTGGTTGGCCTTGCCAGTGGTTGGAATGCGAGCCTGTGCGTCAGCGATGCGCCTGGAAATCTCGTACAGGTCACGCGATGCACGATCCCACTCTGGACCCATGATCTTGACCATCTGAGCGTAGACAGGCGGGTTGGCGCGCAGGCCGCGGTAGATTTTGGTGTACTCAGCAGGGCTGAACACTGTCTCGACAGCGCCTGCCGCTGCTCGGCCTGCTGCCTTACCTGCCGTCACAGAAGCCAGCGCCGTAGCCAGCGTCTCTTTCTGCAGCTCTTCTGGCACCACCTTCATCAGCCTGTTGAAGGCTGCGGCATCGCCCTTGGCCGCCGTGGTGATGGCCGTCTGCATGCGCTGGGCCACGCTGCCGTCTATCTCCTGGCCGAATGCGCCGATGATGCGCTTCTCCAGTGCTTTCTGCTTGGCAGTCAGCAGGTTGGCTGCGCGCAGCTCACGCCGGGCCTCTTCGCCTGCCAAGGTCGCCACGTTGTCCAGTTGATCCTGCGCCAGCGCGCCGTACAGGCGCTTCAGGTCGCCTTTGGCCATGTTCTCGTAGGGCGACTTGCCGCCCTCAAGAGCCTGGCCGATCAGGTTCTTCTCGCGCAGGAGTCCGAGGTAGGTCAGCTCGCCCTTCTCCAGCATCTTGGCCAGGTTGGTCTCCTGTGGCGTCATGCGGCCTGCTTCGCCAAGGTTGGCGCGCAGATCGTCGAGGTAGGCTCTCAGGTTGTTCAAGTCGACTGGAGAGTTCTTCGGAACCATCTCGTCAATCCGGTCGTAGATCGCCTTGGCGTCAGACTTCAGCGTCTGCCTGGTCTGCTGCAGCGTGTCCACGATCTTCTGCGAGGTGGCACCAGGCGCAGGCCGGCCAGCGACAAATGCGGCATCGAACTGCTGCGAGATGTCATCAGCACGCTGGATGGCTTGGCGCACCGTGTTTTCCCATGCGGCCTCGGCCTCGCCTGCAACCAACGCGCGTGTCAGGCCCACAGCACTGCGCACCTGCGGGTTGTCGCTGAACACATCGAAAGGCAGGTCCATGTTAAGGCGCTCGGCAGCAGCCCGAGCCTCTGGGTTAACCTGCGCCAGATCGACCAGCTTAGCCTTGGCAGCAGATGAGCCAGGGCCAAACCCTGCCGCTTTGCGCGCCAAGTTCAGAATCTCACCCACATCTGCGCCTTCTGCCGCTGCTGCCGCGGGAGGCACTTCAGGGGCCATTGCTGTGCCCATAGGCGCGCCAGCAGGGCCAGGAGCAGGAGGTGGTGCCTCTGGTATGGCTGCGGCTGCTGGAGCCGCTGCAGGCGCTTCTGTGGCCGCTGGCGCAGCCGCTGCAGCCGGTCTGCCTCTCAGTGCGTCAATCTGCTGCTGCACCTCGCCAAGCCTGGCCTCTCGGATTCCTCTGGATTCACCCTGCCTCAGCGGTTGCTGGGAAAGCATTTCCAGCTCGAACTCAAGCGCCCGAAGCTGCGCCTCTGGTGCTCCAGTTGGCGGTCCCATGTCAAAAGTCGGCTCGACGCGAGATGCTGCGGGAACCGGAGGGGCTGCAGGAGCTCGACCAGTGGCACGCTGGACGCCTCGACGCACGGCTGCAGCCACCGGAGGTGCTGCGCGCTGGATGATCTGCCCAGCAGGGCCGGTGGCGGTGGCCAAGGCAACTTCTGTGCCGCTGATCTCTCCACCAGTCGCAGCCTGCGTTCCTTCAATTACCGCCTGAGTCGCACCAGCTTTCAGCGCAGCGCCAGGAATGGTGGCTGCCCGACCTGCTGGTGTGAACGCAAACAGGCCACCCAGTGCTCTTGGAATGTCGCCAGCACTGAATCCAGGCGGGATGGCGTACTCACGCTGGTCCACAGAAGACCGGATGATGAAGTTGCCTCTTGCATCCTGTCGGACCTGAATTCCAGGAAAGTTGGCTTGCAGAATCTGCACGGTTTCCTGCGGGTTGGACAACAAAGTGCCCAGCGCCGACTTGAAGGACGCCATGCTCATCTGGTTGAGTTCTGGCATCGAGGTCCACTCTGGCAGCGTCATGGTCTCAGGCGTTGCGCGCCTGGTGCCTGTGACCATCTCGCCAATGGACTCGAAAAACCCCATCTTCGGCAGATCGACTTGGCCGCCAAACTGAGCCACCAGAGCCGACTGATCGACCGCTGGCGCTGCAACGACTGGCGCAGCCGCAGGAGCAGGAGCCACCATTGGTGCAGGACGCACAGCCGCGGCCGGTGCAGGCACAGGAACTGGTGCAGGACGAACTGCAGCAGCTGGTGCTGCAGCAGGCGCAAGTGCGGGTGCAGGCACAGGAGCTGGCGCTGCAGCCGGTCCTACTACCGTGCCGCCGAACTGCCGTGCGAGTGCTTCGTAATCAGTTGCCATCAGCGAATCCCCGCTGCTCTTTTGAAGGCGTCAGCCGCCTGTTGACTTGGGAAGGTTGAAGTCTGGCCATTGGGCAACGTGATCGTCACAGGTGCGCCAGCAGCTCCTCTGGTCCGTGCTCCTGAGTAGAAGTCCTCGCCAAGGATAGAACCCAGACTCGTGTCAAACCTTGCGATTTCCTCCTCACTGTATTTGTCCTCGCGGATCAACTTGCGCGCATGATCAGCAAGTTTTGCGGAGCGCACAGCGAAGGCCTCAGCGTACTTGGCCATCAGCTCACGGCCGCCTTCAGAGTTGGCCAGAGACGGGAAGGCCGAGACGAATGCCCTGAACTCGGTGTCAGACGTAGAGCCAGAACCAGGAGCACGCAGTTGAGTTGCGCCACGAATCGCCAGTGAGTTGGCAAGATCGTTGGCTTTGACCGTGTCTGTCTCGAAACCAAGAGTCCTTGCGAAGTCGCTGGTCAGCTTGACAGTTGCGCCGCCTCCCTTGCCCCTGAGCAGGTCGGCGATGACTCGTGAATCGCGCGCCAGTGAACGAGCCGAAGCCGCAGAAGCAGAGAACTCCTGCGCCCTGGGCACATCCAACTCCTTCAGCGCCAGCGTGTCTCGTTGCTGGCCGAGGTCGATCTTCACCAGCTCCTTGCTGACAGGCTCGATCTTCTGCGTCTTCAAGTTGCGCTGGTAGACGCCAGGTGCAAGCCCAAGCTGCGCCCTCTCTGCTTCTGGAATGATTGCAAAGCCTGGGTCCGGCTTGGCCTCTTCTGCGGCCTTGGCGATGCGCGACTTCACTGTGGCAGCAGCCACATCTGCATCGGCTCTTTCTTTCCTGGCTTTGGCCTGCTCAAATTCACGCAGAGCCGTTGCTCTGGCGATGTCATCGGTGGCGGTTTCCACTGCCACTCGTGCTTTCGCCTCGGCCTCTCGTGCCCTCGACTGTGCCTCCAGCAACTTGGCTGGAGCCTCTGCTGCAGTCCTGCGCTCGGCAGAAACCTTCAGCGCTGCTTCAAGCACATCCTTGCCGCCAGGCATTTCGGCCAAGATGCCGCCGAAGTAGTCCTCGGTGGCAGTTGGGTTCTCCTTGGCCACATCTCGCCAAGTCTCAAGGAACCTTGCGCCCGGCTCATCTCCAGTGTTGCGTTTGGCGTCAATCTGCCGCTGGATCAGGCCGATGGCAATCTCAGGCTTGCCGGAGCGAAACGCTGAGAAGACCTGTGCAGCCTGCGACCTTGCAGATTGCTGCTGGTCTGTGGTCAGCATGTTGAAGCTCTCGCGCACAGCCTTGGCCTGCGTCTCGGGCAGCAACATGGACAGATTGGCGTAGTCCTGGACTGTTGCGCCAGGCTGCCGCAGCCGCGCAAATGCGTCTTGAATCTGCTTCTGCTGCTCAGCCTGGCGTGCGGCCTGCTCTTGAGCCAGACGCGCCTCAGTGACGGCCGTGCCGGTCTTGAACGCTTGCAGGAATGCCTGCGTTGGGTCTGGAATGTCGACGCCGTAGTTGATTGGTTGGACCATCAGAATTTACCTCCGAGGCCGGAGAAGATGCCGAGGCCTCCAGAGATTGCCGCAGGAATCGCACCAAAGGCTCGGCCTTGGGCAATCTCTGCGCCTGCTTGTGCGGCACCTTGCTGGGCCAGCAAGTTGGAAATGTTGGAGCCAAGAGCCTGGGCCTGTGAAGCCTGATTGGCTGCCGATGCCTGGCCACCGCGATAAAGCTGTTCTGCCACGCCCAAGCCAGCACCAGCAAAGCCTCCGAGCCGCCCGTATTGTTGCTCGATGGCCTGCTGCAGCATCTGCGGCCTGAACTGCGCCAGAGCAGCCTGCACGTTGCCGCCACGCAAGCCGCCAGTGGCTGACGCACGCTGCAGGAGCGCCTCCTCGCCTCGCTGAATCTGGCTCTGCAGGAATGGGCTGGATTCGATCTGACTGATGGCCTGGCGCTGCGCCTCTGGGCCGAGTAGGCCAGCAATAGCCTGCTGCTGTTGAAATGCTTGCGCGCCAGCCTGCTGGAATGGCTGCAGTTGACCGATGGCTCCTGTGCCTGCTGTAACGTATGGTTCGAGCAGCTTTTGCACTGCATCAAACTGGCGACGCTGTTCTGCAATGCCGGCCTCAGATGCGCCGGCCTGCGCAGCCGCCGCGGATTGAGCAGCATCGGCCTGCGCCAGGCCGGAGACGAGCGTTGCGCCGCCGACAGCAATGCCGGCAAGTGCTGCTCCAGATAGTCCAAAACTCATTTTTTGCCCTCCAGGTGCGGATGTTGGACGGCCTCAAGAACAGGGGCCGGTGCAGGGACGGTGTACATGTCCCAGATGGCCTGTGGGTCTGTCTTGTTCGTCGGATTGGCGTGGAAGGTGGTGACCTCGACGTCCGTCAGCGCCACGCCAGCACGCTTGGTGTTGGGCTTGGTGACGCTCATGAAGCCAGGGCCGACCTGGGCCGATCCATCGTCAGTGGTGACGATCAGGTGGCCTTTGCGAACCACGAAGAAGGACTCGTCCTTGTGCACAGCGCCAGTCAGGACGGTGCCTGCCGGGATGTGCATGGTCCGAGCGTAGAGGCCGTTGCAGAAGTCGTGATCGACAGGCATGTCAACCTGGGGCAACTTGAGCAGTTCAGCCTCCAGGCGGTAGATCGGCAAGTGCTCCGCAGGCACACCGGCCTGCTTGGCAACTTCCTGAACCGCGACATCGCTCATCGAATCCTCCTGGTGGGGGCTGTGAGCTACTGGCTGCTCGGACGGCTCAGTGGACCATATTTTCCCACAATCTGCCATTTGGTCAATCTTCCTCGAACTCGCGCTCTTCCCAGGCCTGGCAGGAGCGCATGTCGTGGCAGATGAAGTCGAACTTGTTGCAGTAGCCACGGAAACCTGCGCCCACGTCCCACTGGTTCCAGGGAATCTTGTCCATCTTCACCTGGGTCATGACCGAGTTGTCGTAATACTCGCAGTTGGAGCAGCGCCTGCGCCTGGCCTCAGCCTCGTCGCACTGCATGGCCTTGGCCAGCGCCATCCAGTAGGGTTTGTTGGCTCCGCGCTCGTTGCTGGGCTTTTCAGGGCCAAGCATCCAGTCGTCGATCACCACCTGGGTGTTCTTCTTGTTCTCGGCCGCCGTAATGAACGGTTCTTCGTAGGGAATGCCGCCGAAGCCGGCCAGCATCATCTTGGGCATTTTTGCGTCTTCCATCATGGACTCCTTCAGGTGATCTCGCGGCCGGAAATGCGCAGCGTCAGCGAGGTGGCATTGCTGGCGATGGTACTGATGAATGCACCAGGGTCCAGCTCTTGTCCGACCAGCTCAGGACAGAGATAAGTCTCGCCAGGCACCACCGAACGGTCGTCGATGATCAGGTTGGCATTGCCAGCGACACCACCAACCTGAACCAGGTTCACGCTGAACGTGCGGTTCACTGTGTCGGTGTTGGTGACCGTAGCCTTGTCGATCAGCGCCTTGGCTGCAGTGGCTGTGTACTGCGTGGTCTGGACAGCCTCCATCTGCTTGGGAGGCACGAGGGTTTTTACGATGACGGTCATTGGATACCTCCGATGTTGTTTGCGACAGTAAGAATGATGGACGGGATGCCAGGATGTGGCGCAACAGCTCCAGAAGCCAGCAACTGCACGCCGAGATTGCTCACGCTGAACATGACCTCGACGTAGTCTCCTGCCTTCAAGTTGAAAAACAAATTCAGCGCCACAAACACTTCAGCATTGTTGCCCTGAATGCGCACTTGGCTGGCTGAATTGGTGACATCAGCTCCATTGAGTCTGAACCACACATAGAACTCTTCAGCCGTTGCGACTGTCGAATCAAGCTGCACAGAAATCTGGAAGTTGTAGATGCCTTCAGTGTCGACGTAGACGCGCGAAGTTGGCGTGCCAAGGTAGACGCCATGACTCAAGTCTGTGGTGTTGAACGTAATGGCCTTGGCCGTGTTGATGACCGTTGCAGTCTGCGTAGTGGTGTCGTAGAACGAACCATACCGGCTGCGCTTGAACTCGCGCTTCGGTGGCAGCATCTGCAGCCCTTCAACAGCCTCAGCCAGCCTGGACAGCAGTGCCATTGCCTGGTTGGCCTTGTTCTCTGCTGACGCAATGCTGACTGCGGTCTCCTGCGCCAGCATGGCAATCTGATCCAGCGCCTGCGTGGCCTTGATGTCGCTGATCGAGCAACAGACGGCCACCTCCTGCGCCAGCGCAGCGATCTGCCCGAGTGCCTGCACAGCCTTTGCATCGGCATTGCCGGCCAGAATGGTGGCGACCTCAACCTGATCAGGGGCCACCGAAGCAGCCACCGCAAACAGATTCTCGAACTGCTTGATCTGCTCGAAGTCCTTCAGGAACGTGGCGAGCTGATCTCGGGTCAGTCCGAGTGGCGGGATGCGTGGATTGGTGGCCATCAGTAGAGCAGCCCTTCAATCTGCGCCTCAAGCCGTGCGAAGGCCAGGTGCGCATCGCTGTCTCCGCGGAATCGCTGGATGCGCCAGTTGCGCATGCTGCCCTGCTGGAACCAAGCCAGGCGCTTCTTGGTGTTGCCTGTGGTGCCGGCACGCAGTGGCCGGTCCTGGCTCCAGGATTGGCCGTCCAGGCTGTAGCTGGTGGTGATGATCGGATCGACGCCAAGCGCCACGCGGCCGGTCAAACTGACCAGCTCCAGCTCGTGGAACAGTGCGCCGTTGCCCTCGTTGTAGGCGATCAGCGTGCCGAACTCCCAGCGCACCTTCTGACCCCAGTGCGTGCCAATGGTGTCCACCAGGTAGCCGATGTTGCTGGACTGTGGGTCACCGACCAGCCACTTGTCATAGGCCCAGACCAGGTTGCGCGCACGGTACTGTGCAAAGCCGACGACCGTGGTCGTCAGCGTGAACCAGACCAGCTCGCCCAGCGCCTCGCTGGCCGCCGCGTCATAGACCAGCGTGCGGTCAGGCAGGTGGACGTAGAGATGCTGGTGCGCCTTGTCGTTGCGCGCCTCCAGCTTGACCGTGGCGAGCTGTGCCTCGGTGTACTGCAGCAGAATCTCGTCGATCTCCTGCGTGCTCACCTTGGTGGCCGTGGCGTTTGCACCCATGTAGATGCCTGGCGCTTCGTTGCGGCCGCTTCCCAGAAATGCCACCTGCTCCATGAAAACACAGCAGCCGAACGTGCCGATGACGCCCTTCTGAATCTGCGCACCGTCGATGCGTTGAAACGGGAAGAACTCGCCGCCCACGTTGTCGAACACCTCGATGGTGTTGCGGTTTAGCGCGTAGACCTCGTTGCGCAGCTTGACCAGGGCCACTACCGGATCAGGGTCTACCTCAGAGCTGCCGTACTTTAGCGGATTGACCTGAGTTGGGTCTGACAGCTCAGTCACCACCAAGTTGGCACCGTCAGTGGTCATGAAGTAGCCGTCCACCCAGCAGAAGTCCAACACCACGCCAAGGTCTGGATCAGTCACCTGCGTGAGAACGCCATTCCAGTAGTACAGCCGTCCACCAGACGCAATGGCCAGCCTGTCGAAGCTGTAGTCCATCGTCACCAGCGTATTGACCGGGCCGCCGACATCGCCCAGCACAGTCACAGCTCCATTGCTGGCCACCGTCACCAGCTTGGTGCCCATGACCCGGTAGCAAATGCCATTCCAGTTGATGCCGCCGCGGTCGATGCCAGGTCCGCTGCCATTGGCCACGATGCCGTCGCCAGGCCGCAGGAAGCCGGAGCTGATGCCGCTGTTCTTCGGCACCGGCACCATGTTGACCGGATAGGACGTGCGGAAGTCCGGGCCGTTGTCGGTGTAGATGCCGTTCAGGATTGGTATCTGCATGGCCTCACCACTTCACCTTGTCTGCCCAGTAGGCAGCGCTCATCTTTCCCTTGGCGATGTTGCCGGCATGCCTGGCCTTGAACGACTCGCGCCTGGCCTTGTCTGCCTTGGACTCGCCTTCTTTTTTGGGGCTGCCAGAGACGCCCTGCTGGCCGAACCTGATCGTCTTGACCTGGTCGCCAGACTTGGCCACCACGACATGCGACTTGGTCGGATGCCCAGGCGTGCGCTTGGGCTTGTTGAAGCCCTCGACGCCTGCGCGCTCCAGCCGTGGGTCTTTCTTGGCCGCCATGATCAGGCAATCCGATACCAGGAGTTGGTGGCCTGCACGAAGCGCATGCGGAAGAAGTCCTCGGCAGCCAGCGTGGCTGGAGCACCATAGGCTGCCGTGGCACCGTTTGCGCCAAGTGTGAAAGCCGTGATCTGCTGTGTGGTTGTGACCAGCACCTCAGTGCCGTCAGGCGTCTGAGTGTTCAGCGGCAGCGTGACAGTCCCAGTGGCCAGCGTGCCGGCCGGCTGGATCAGCATCCATTGCTGCTGCGCCACAGGCGTGGGCACAGGCAAATTGAAGCCAGTGCCTGGCGTGTAGACGTTGGTGGCCAGCGTGGGGCTGGCAAAGGTCTGCTGGAAGTAGGCCAGCAGCGCACTGATCGGCAGACGCCGTGCATCGCCGTTGTTCGGGCTGTAGATCGGAACCTGGTCACCAGGCGATACCTGGGCCAGCAGGGGGAGTTGGTAGATTTGCGGCATGGTGTGTTCCTCAGTTGTACTCGATGGGGCCGTCCGGGCCTGCAGTGACCGGGTCGACCGGCTGACTCAGGAACGGGTTGTCGTACACGCGCCAGGGCTTGTTGCCGGCACCGGATGGCATCGTGTTCGGGAATTGCTGCTCCAGCGGGGCAGTGGCGCGCTGCATCAGCGTGTCGTAGCCCTGCTTGGCCGTGGCCTTGGTCTCGTTCATGACCTGCTTGCCGTAGCTCGGAGCCAGGCGCACGCCCAGATTGCAGATGATGGTCTCGTAGGCCGAGTCAGGCACGTTGGTCTGCTCGTCGATGCTGCCGTCCTGTGGGCTGGCCGGGATCGGGTAGCCGAGACGGATGCCCTTGCCATTCCAGTCGGCCATCATGGCATCGAGCCTTCGCCTGGCAGACTCAAGCTGCTCCGGCTGCAGGTCGAAGACGTAGGACGCAAGGCCGATCTCCTCGAAGGCTGCATAGACGAACTGGCGCTTGCTATATCCCATGTCACTCTCCTGATGTCTGCTGTGCGAGCGCAGTCTCGATCAGGCTGGCCAGCTTCTTGTCAGACGTGCGCTTGTTGAATGGTATCGCCAGCTCGGTGGCTTTGGCCTCCAGCTCTGCGCGAGTCGGTGGTGCGTTGTCATCAACGACAGGCGCAACAGGCTCGGGTGCGAATGCTGGCGCAGGCTTTTGCTTCTTGGCAGCCTTGACCATCGATGCGCGCCGTTCGACAGGCGGTTTCTGCTTCACAGGCGTGCGCCTGGGGTTCTTGGACTTGCGCCCCATCAGGTGGCGCGCTGCCAGCGGTCCTGCTGCCTCGATGGCTGCCTCCAGCGTCATGTGCCAGCCGGAAGCCAGCTTGGCATCCAGTTGCGCCTGGCCATGCATTGGCATGGCGTCATAGGAATAGCGTGCGCGCTGGATCGAGCCAGGCGCGCGATAGACGAGGCAGGGGAATGTGGTCATCTCTTGGCCTTCGGTTTCTTGGCGGTCTTGGCCGCGGCCTTGAATGCAGCCTCAGTGGGCGCGCCTTTGGTCCCAGGCTTGCGCATGCGATCAGGCGTTTTGCCTGCAGCCTTCTGGCGCTCGATGCGCTCGCGCTTGGCGTGGATGTTGGCGTAGAGACCGGCCTTCACTTCTTGGCCTTCTTCGGTGCTTTGCTGGGCTTTCCTGCTGCCTTGGCAGCCATGCGCGCAGTGGACAGCGCCACAGCGACAGCCTGCTTCTGGGGCATGCCCTTCTTCATCTCCTTGGAGATGTTTTTGCTGATGGACTTCTGCGAATAACCCTTGGTCAATGGCATGGTGATCTCCTTGGCAATGGGGGGACCGAAGTCCCCCCACTCTTGCCGTCAGCTTACTGGTTGAACAACAAGATGCCGGACATCTCGGGCTGCTTGTTCACAACACCGAACAGCGTGTCCAGACGATACTTGATCGTCATGCTGTCGATGTCGTAGAACTTCTGCATCACCACTTCGATGTTGTTGTCGGTGGTAGCGCGCATCACTGCGGTACCAGCGTCAGACGGAACAGCGTAGCGGCCAGGCAACAGCTCAAGTGCATCACGCTGCCAGAACACGTTCACAGCAGCCGTGTTCACGTTCAGGAAGGTGATGGCAGCAGCAGCGTTCGGAGTCACGATCACGTTCTGATACTGGAGTTCAGCATCAGAGCCACCCTGGGCCGAGATGATCGGCGGGGTGATGACCAGGTCGGTACCACCGGCAGGCACGCTCACCACGCGGAAGGTCTTGGGCTGGCCAGTACCTTGCTTGGTGATGTGATGCACGGCCTCGACGCCATCGATAGTGAACGCATCGCCGGCCACAACACCAGCCGTCGCGTTGACGGTGATGGTCTGGAAGCGGTTGTCCACGTTTTGGGTCTCGCCAGAGATGGCGGTCGAGGTGGCTTGCGGGACGTAGTAGTTGTTCGCCGCGGCCTGGGTGTCGATGGTGACAGGAGCTGCAGGAGCAGCGCCGACCAGACGGTTGGCGTAGTCGAACTTGAACGTCTCGAAGCCAGCGACCATGCCGACGAACGAGCGCTCGAAGGCGCTGTTCGACTTGTTGCCGTTGAACGAACGAGCTGCGGTACCAGTCGCGCCGGTAGCGATGTTGCCAGCCAGACCGTTGTAGTCGCGGCTGGACAGGGCCATGAAGCGGTCATAGTTGGCCACGCCCTGCTCGTTCATGATGCTGTCGCACAGGGCCACATCATCATAGGTGCCAGCAGGAGCGCCAACGTCCACCACCAGCGAGCCGAGGTTCGCAGCAGCGTTCATGATCGCCAGGTTGATGTCCGAGGCCAGCTTCTGCTTGGCAGCCTCTCCCAGACGGCCTTCCTGCAGTGCATCACGCAGGTCAAGCGCAGTCATGGTCCAGGGCACCGTGCGGCTGAAGCCGATGGTGGCCGGAACTGCCAACTGCGTCATGTCCTGGTAGCCAGGGATGGCCACACCGGGAGTCGAGGAGATCGACTGCGCGATGTAGGGCTGGGGACGCCAGATGATGTCGTTGGTACGCGCCATCATCGTCTGGTCGGTGTTGTAGATGCTCACGTTGCGCGAGAGCACCAGGGCATCGTGAAAGCCTTCGAGAAGATTCTCGAACGCAACACGCTCTTCTTTGGAAAAACTATTTGCCATGATTGGCTCCTATTTCAAAAATCAGTTTCTGGATGCTGCTTGCTTCTGCCGTTTGTACTGGAGCACCTTGGTGTAGTTTCCAGTCTTCTCAGCTTCGGCGCGCAGCCGTTCAAGGGTTGAGTCCACCGTGCCGGATGCTCGGCCAGTTCCCTGGACGATGCGCTCAGGCGCGGGTGCTGCTCTGCGATTTGTGACTTTCAATTCTTTCTCCAGTCTTGCCACCGCAAAAGCAAACTTCACGGGGTCGGTAATCTTTGAGAGGTCGGCTGCCTTCTTCGGATTCTTTCCGAGTGCATACACCACCAGTGCAGGGTTCTCAGCTCCTTGCAGGATCACGCCTTGCTGGGTGACGCTAAAGACCTCCTGGGCAATCGCCTCGGCATCCTCATAGTCTCGGACCTTCAGCTCGGCCTTGGCCTTGCTGTAGCCCTCCAGCTTGGCTTGCCAGGCTTGCTGCTGCGCTTGCTCGGCCTGGCGGACCCTCTCGGTCTCCAGATCGTGCTGGCGCTTGCGCTCATGCCAGGCGTCCAATGCCTGCTCGAATCTCTCCGCATCGTAGTCGTGGTCCTCCAGCTTTGGTTTCGGTCCCAACTGCACTGGCTTGTTCTCAGGTGCAGTGGTGGCGAGACGCGCTTCGAGTTCACGAATTCGACGCTCTTTTTCCCTGTTGGCTTTGCGTAGCTCTCGAACCCATTCAGGTGCGCGAACTTCCTCTTCGGTGGGTGGCGACTCCTCACCTATGGAGACCACAACTTCGTCCGGCTCCTCCGCGTGCTCGTCATCGGAACCCACAGCCTGCTGGCCATCAGCGGATTCATCCTCGCTGACTTCAATCTCAACAGGTTGCTGCTCGTCATCCAGCACCGCGGCCTCGCCGCCGTTGTCGTTTTCTCCTGCTTCTGCCTTCAAATTCATCGTTGACCCCATCAAACTCACCCAATTTGAACGGCTGGGTGGTTGCCGTTTCTCACATTTTCACCCATTGCCACTCATCTGACAACGGGCTGCACCTCCTGGCCCATGACGGCCTGTTGAGTTGCTTCCAGGGCTGTGAGCGCCATGTTCTGTTCTTGCACGCCAGTCTTGGCCAGTGTCTCTGCCGTACGTGCGCGCGACAGGCCTGCGTCGGCCACCGTCTTGACGGTATCGGCGCGCGCCTTGGCCGCCTTGGCAATGGCCTCCTCGGCTGCGGCCTGCAGGAAAATCTTGTTCGGGTCTTCGGGCTGGCCTTGCAGCTCGACCATCATCTCCTCCTGCTCCTGCTCGGTGGGCTTGACCACGCCCATGCGCACGAGTTGCTTGCGGAAGAAGTCGCGCACCTCGCCAATGCCCTCGCCCTCCATGTTCATCATGGCCATCGCCTGCAGCACCTGCTTGGTCTGCTGGTCGTCGGTGATAGCCATCATGCCGGTGAGTGCGCGCACGGTCGCCGCGCGCTTGCTGGTGCTGGACGGTCCGACATCGACATTCACGTCGAACTTGGCACGGCTGAGGTCGTTCTCCATGACCACCTCGCCGGTCTCGCTGACCATTGGTTTCATCAGCTCGATCATGCCGACCGACTCGTCGGCCTCGACGACCTTCATCTTGCGGCCTTCCTCGACGTAGATGTCGCGCGCCATCGAGAGCCAGATTTCGCCACAGCGCTTCATGCCCTTGGCAAAGTTGCTCATGTAGATGAAGGTCTGCATGTCCAAGCGGGTCTGGATCATCTCGATGGCCTTGCCGGAGATGTTGCTGACCATCTTGTCGGCCTGCTGCGAGCTGCCCAGGATGTCCTGCATGTCCTGCTCGGTGATCTGCAGCAGGGCCGCCATCGCCGGAGGAATCTGTGGGCTGCGGGTGTAGGCCACGGGGCCGCTGATCTGCTGGCTGCCGTCCGGGCCAGTGATCGGGTTCACCAGCAGGTACGGGTAGTTGCGCAGGTTGTCGTCTGCCCACATGACCTGGTGACCTGCCACCTGCTCGGGCACCAGGATCGGTTTCTCGACGCTGGACAGCGCGCTGATCTCGCCCAGCTTGGAGAGCTGCATGTTCTTCAGGCGCTGCGCATCCTTGGCCAAACGCACATGGCCCATGCAGCGCTCGACGTTGTCGACGAACCAGCGCTTGCCGTAGACCGGCACGATGGGGATTTCCTTGCCTGCGATGTAGCCGGCATCCTCCAGAATCTTGCCGCCCGACATGATGTATTTGTGGACGCGCCTGGACTTGATCTTGCGCTGCCGGACCTCCTGGCTGCCGATGGCCGCCAGCGTCTCTTCGAGCGCAGGGTCTGCATCGAAGTCGGCCTGGCGGTAGCGCTCCTCGGTGCCGTCGATGGCTCGGAAGATGCGCACAGTCTCGGTCACGTCCTCGACCTTGTAATACTCGGCCACATAGACCACGTCAGGCGTACACCAGTCGAACTCGTACTGGTGAATGATCTTCGGCCAGTCGGTCGGATCGTCGCCCCACTCTTCCTTGTAGCTGGCGCGGGTCATCGATGTGACCACGAAGGCAAAGCGCGCATCGGCCTTGTCCTGGCGCTTGGCGTTCAGGTCGAAGAAGACCGAGCTGTCGGCATCGAAAATTGGTTCAATACGGATGCGCTGCTTCTCGTTGTCCTCGTCCTCTTCGTCCTCGTAGACCGTGCGCAGCCGCCAGGCACCGAACCCACCACCGACTGCCTCCTCGAAGGCGTTGTCGTAGGCCTCGTCGGCCACCGAGTCCTGCTCGTCAGCACGGTACAGGCCATCGCATGTCTCGGCCAGCTTGTCGTTGTCGCTGCCGTCCTTGCTGACGTAGTCGACCGTGATGCGGTTGTTGCGGTACTCGTTGATGATGCGGATGACAGCCAGGTGAACCTTGTTCACCTCGAACCTGGGCTTGTTCTCGTAGACATCCCAGAGTGGTCCTTCCCACTGGCTGCCGGCCAGGCTATAGAAGCGCCGGTCCTGCAGGCACTGCAGGCGCTCGTCGCGCAGAGCAGTCTGGATGTCGTTGAATTGATTCAGCGCATCACTGTGGAGATTGTTCAGATACTGCTCTTTTGACATGCGTGCCATATATCGCCCCTATTTGCAAGTATTTTCTACCATTTACTGGTCACGGGCAATGGTGTGAAATCCACCTGCCTGCTGACCACCGCGGCACGCCTGACGCCTTCGCATGCGTAGCGCAGTGCGTCGATGACGTGGTTTTGCTTGTCCTGCAGCACCGGCAGCACCTTGCCGGTCAGCGGGTCCGTCTTGTAGCTGTAGAACGTCAACTCATCGATGGTGTGCGTGCAGCGTGGATGGACCACGATGTCGTAGGACTTCAGCCACTCGACGCCCTCGACCACCGAGTCCTTTCCTTTGACGGCCGGCATGATCTTCGGGAACCCGTTCTTGCGCATGTGGCTGATGGTCTCGGGCCTGGAGCTGTCGGCCACCATTGGCCACTTCTCGGCCTCGGGCACGGTCATGAACAGCTCAGGCGTGTTCATGATCTCGCAGCCCACCATGTAGGCCTCGTGGTCGATGTACAGCGTGCGGCCGACGATGTGGCAGCGCACCAGGACGGTCGGGTCATTGGCAAAACCCCAGTCAGCGCCGAGCCGGTGAATGGCATCCTTCGGTGCCTCGAACTCCTCGACGCGCCAGTTGCGGAAGACGCGCGAGCTGCTGTTATGCAGGTAGCCGCCACGCCAGACGTGAGCGTACTTGTCCGGGTCGCGCGCCTTGTCGTACTCCATCTCGGCGCGCAGCACGTCCGGAAACCAGGGGTTGTCGTCGAAGTTGACCTCCAGCACCACCGAGTCGGGTGGTGGCTTGTCGCCACGCAGGAGCTGGTCGACCGGATCGCTGGCCTGGCTCGGGTTCCATGTGAACCACAGTTCGGAGCCTGGCTTGCGGATGGTCGGCCGCAGCAGGTCCAGGCTGCGCTGTGAGAGGCTCTGCGCCTCCTCCACCCAGGCACGGTCGTAGCCCTCCAGAGACTTGATCGAGTCGGCCGTGTGGTTCTGCATGCCCTGGAAGATGATCAGGCCGTCTCCCTTCTTGGACTTAATCACGGCCTCCTGGACCTCGAAGTAGGCACCAGCGTTCATGGCCTCGATCTTCAGCTCCAGCAGGCGCTTGACCGACTGCGCCAGGGACTTCTGGACCTCACGCACGCAGACCGACCGGCTGGTCGGGTCCATGATGTGCGCCTCGATCAACATCTCGGCAAAGGTGTGCGACTTGCCGGAGCCGCGGCCGCCGTGCGCACCCTTGTAGCGTGCCGGCTCGAGCAGTGGCAGCGCCCAGGCTGGAGTTTCGATGCGCAGGGTCGTCACTTGCCGACCACCACGCGCTCGATCTTGCGGTATTCGATGGGCGCTCCATCGATGCCGCTGTGCTCATGCTGCTGCACTTCCTTCCAGCGCATCTGGGTCTTAGACCACCAAATGGCCGCCGTTGTGTCGCCTGCCATGACCTTCTGGAATAGGGTTTTCCCTACCTGCCCATTGGCCTTGGCCTTGCCAGAGATCAGTTCCTGGGCAAAGTGCTTGCGCAGGGTGTCGGTGTCGATGCCGTCGCGCACCAGGACTGCGATCTGCTCGATGGGCAGGCCGTAGCCGGACAGGGCTTCGACCTGTTTGCGCTCGGGATCGGTGGGCACAAAAGCCGGTCGGCCAGCGCCTGGCATAGCACCTCCAGTGCCCGGCCGAGCACCGCCGCGCTTTTTTGGAACCGATTTTTCTTCAACCTTGGGTTTCTTCGTTGCCATTTTTAACCTCCGCGAAAGGTTTTCCAGTTTCTGCGTGTGTTGCCTGCTTGCCAGTGAACTCCTGCCAGCGCTTGACGATGACGTCGCAGTAGCGTGGGTCCAGTTCTATGATCATGGCCGTGCGGCCGTTCTTCTCGGCAGCGATCAGAGTCGTGCCCGAGCCGCCAAACGAGTCGAGCACGATATCGCCACCCTTCGTGTTGTTCAGCAGTTGGTACTCGAACAGCGCCACCGGTTTCATGGTCGGATGCTCTCCGTTGCGCGCTGGCTTATCGAACTCCAGGATGGTCGTCTGCTTGCGGTCCGCTGCCCAGAGGTGGCCAGCGCCATCTTTCCAGCCGTACAGGCACGGCTCGTGTTTCCACTGGTAGTCCTGTCGGCCAAGCACCATGCTGGACTTCTTCCAGATCAAGCACTGCCGCACGGTCCAGCCAGCGTCTTTGGCCGCGCCACGGAAGTTGTAGCCCTCGCTGTCCGCGTGCCAGATGTAGAAGACAGCGCCGGGTTTCATGACCGTGTCAGCCGCCGTGTAAGCATCACGCAAAAACTGCCGGAACTGGTCGTCGCCCATCGAGTCGTTCTTGATGGTCAGCTTCTCCTTCGTGCCGCCCTCGTAGGCCACGTTGTAGGGCGGGTCGGTCAGCCACATGTCCACCAGGCTTCCCTGGGTCAGCTTAGCCAGGTCATCGACGCTGGTCGAGTCGCCGCACAGCAGCCGGTGCTTGCCCATCACCCAGACGTCACCAGGCACGGTGACCGGGTTTTCCTGCACGGCCGGAGCATCGTCCGGGTCGGTCAGACCTTCGGTCACTTCCACCGGCATCAGGGCTTTGATCTCCTCGTCGGAGAAGCCGGTCAGTTCAACGTCAAAGCCCAATCCATCGAGTTCGGCCAACTCCAGCGCCAGCAACTCGTTGTCCCAGCCAGCGTTCAGCGCCAGCTTGTTGTCCGCGATGACGTAGGCGCGCTTTTGGGCCTCGCTCCAGCCCTTGGCCACCATGACTGGAACTTGAGCCATGCCTAGCTTCCTGGCCGCCATGACGCGGCCGTGTCCGGCAATAATGCCGGCTTCCTCGTCCACCAGGATGGCCGAGGTGAAGCCCCACTCCTTGATGCTGGCCGCCAGTTGTGCGATCTGGTCCTCGGAATGCGTGCGCGAGTTCTTGGCGTAGGGCACCAGCTTTTCGATGGGCCACTGCTCGACCTTGTCGGCTGGATTTACTTTGTGGGACTTTGTGGTCATGCTGCATTCTCCTCTTTTTCCAGCCGGTTGGCCACCAGGGTAGCGTAGCCGGCGATGTCGACCCAGTTGTCGGCGTAGTTCGGATCGCCGTTCAGGATGCGCGCGATCTTGTGCTGAATCATCTCCAAGGCCTCGCGCTGGTCGGCCTGGAGTCCATCCCAGCCGCTGCGCTCGTGCATGGCAGCCTTGAGGTCTTGGCTAATCTTGGCATGTCCCTGGAAGCTGCCATACCGACCTTCACGGCCGGCCAGCATCTCGTTCACGTTGGTCTGTGTCATGGTTTCTCGCTCATGTTCGGAGTTACAAGATCATGCCATTTTCGATGGCATGTGCGGCAGAGATACGCAACGGGCCAGCGGTTGGCCTCGTCACCGAATAAATACTGTGGTGCCCAGTGGTGCAATTCACCTTCATTTGCATCGCACACTTCGCATTTAATCTGGATTTGTTTTTTCTCAATATATTCTGCGGTTTTTGTTTTGACATATTTCAACGGTCCATTTTCTTTTGCATATTCCTGTGCGATTATTTTCTTCACATATTTTGCGAATACTTCACCGCATGCATCGCAGTAGATCGGATAGACAGTCGCTCCTGATGCAATGTTGGTGATGCCGATCTTGAGCTGGTCTGATCCGCATGTCTTGCACTTATCCACAGGTTGCTCCTTCCAGGTCGAAAAAATCGCACATCGTGGCTGGGACAATGGGACACACCCTAAAGGTGTGTGTCCTGTCCTGTCCCAGGCTGCCTCGCCTTGTCCTCGGGACATTTGTCCCAGTTTGTCCTGTCTTGTCCCATTTGTCCCACCCTACTTTTCAGTCCTTCGGACCATCAGCGTTGCTGCCGTTGCGTTGTCTGAGACAACCCAGCCATGCTCGTGCGCCACAATAATCTGAGCGTTCAGCAGGTTATAAATCAGCCGTCCTTTTTTGCTTTCCTGAGCGTAGGTTTTTGCTGTCGATTCTGTCAGTCCTTCGTTTGTCGTAAGATATTGAAGCAGTGCGCTGCGCGACAGATAAGGCATTTTGTCTCGGTCTTCAGCGCCAGCATGCCACCATGCATTTGTGAATTTCCGAATATCTTTTTGAATCTCAGATTCTTTTTTAGGTTTTTGCTCAGGCGCATTTTCTTCAATCACGAATACTGCGCCTTTTATTTCCTCGCCATCCTCATCAATCCATCCAAGCGGCACCGTTTCCAACTTGCCGAAGAACGGATTGGGAGGCTCTGCGTCCTTCATCTTGGTGCAGGAAATCTCGATGCTGTTGTCGTTCTTGGAGACCAGGATCGATGCGTCCAGCGAGGCCTTCCAGGCGCTGGAGCCGCGTGCGCGCTGCTTGGACTCTGCTGCATGTCCGGTGTGGTGATTCAGGCACACGCTGGCGCTTAGTGCTCGGGCCACGATGTTGCATGCGTTGAGCATGTTGCGGGTGTCCTTGGCGCTGTTCTCATCGCCACTCATGTGGTTGTTGACCGTGTCAATGAAGATCGCCACCGCATCGTCCTGAGTGATCTCTCGCACCGCGTTGATGATCTGAGCTGCAGCGGCTGGACTGTCGATGTCGATCGCTTTGTTCGAGATCAGCAGGTTGTCCAGATTCTGGACGCCGTTGGCCTTGCACCAAGCTGTGACGCGCTGGCGCAGGCCATAGTTGCCCTCGCCTGCCATGTAGACCACCAGGCCTGCCTTGGTCTTGTGGCCATGCCATTGCAGGCCGGCAGCGATGTGGCAGGCCATGTCCAGGGTGATGAAGGTCTTGCCGGAGCCTGACTCGCCGTAGACCATGCTCACGCCACTGTCTGGAACCCATCCTTTGATGATCCAGCGCAGCGGAGCAGGCTGGCCAAGGTAGGACGTTGCCCTGGTGAAGTAGTATTCCTGCACCTGCGCTCTGGTGGCCTCCAGGATTGCCTCGGCTGCATCGCTGCCCAAGCTGGTGGCCGCAGCCACGTCTGATTCAGGCTCATATCGGCAGACCGATCTGACGATCTGGGACAGCTCAGACGATGGCAGTGGAATCTCGCAGCGGGTCTCGTTGGCAATGGCCAGCGCCGCCATGATCTCTGCCTCGGTCATGCCGTAGCGCCGCATGGCACCACCCAGGGCTGTCAGACCGTTGTTCCGGCTGCCTTGGATCAGACCGCCGCCCGTGGTGACCGCCTGGCGTGTCTCAGGCTTGCGCATTGCCCTGTAGGACTTCAGCCACTGTTCCGGGATCGTGAAAGGTGCAACGCCATCAAACGGATCAGATGACGCCTCCCACTGGTAGCTGCGTCCTTCAATCGTCGATGGGAAGGCCACAAAGTACCGGCCATCGGCAAGCAAGTCCACACCTTCGGCCAGCTTGCAGGATCGAATCTCTGGGTTGTAGACGCCGATGTGGTGCTCTCCACCACCTGCAGTCATCTGCATGGCACCGTCTGGCACCTTGCCATTGGACTCCAGCCAGCTCGACCAGGACGAGTCGCCACCATTCCTGGGGTCCACATCGAACACCACAATGCCAGATCGTTCGCCGGCCGCAATGCCGATGTTGAAGTCTGGGTTCTGCGCCCACCATCTGGCGATCTGCTCCGGGTCTGTCGTGGCGTCTTTGACCCCATGCTGAGTGGCAGGCACCTTGCCATTTGGCACCACTGGGATGACATGCCAGCCCCATGATGCGTAGGTCAGTGCTGCTTCAGCCTTGGTTGTCATGAGTGCGACCTTCCAAGTAGTTGGACAGCGCCATCAAGACCTTGTAGGTCGGATTGGCGTCTGGGTTGTCCCTGACCTCTCGGATGGTGTTGTAGTGCAGCCCAGTGGCCTCTGCGACCTTGGCCGGCATCCTGTCGGATAAGGCCTTGCGAATCTGCTCCAGGGTCATCATGTTTGAATCCTCTATAAAAAAATTTCCGGTGGGTGTTGACATCCTACATTTTTTTGGAGTACAGTGCAAGCACACCTCGAACTGATTCCCAGACGGAGGTGCGAAAAAGGAGAGCCAACATGGCAATCAACGTGAAGACCACCGGCAGCCTGGCTGCCAATGGTGTGAAAGTCCTGGTCTACGGCCAGGCCGGTGCAGGCAAGACCTCACTGATCAAGACCCTGCCGCAGCCCATCGTGCTGTCTGCTGAAGGAGGTTTGCTGTCCATTCAGGATGCCGACCTGCCCTTCATCGAGATCAGCGACATGGAGACGCTGCGGGAGGCCTACACCTGGCTGACGCAGTCCGACGAGGCCAATGGGTTCCAGTCGGTCGCGCTCGACTCCATCAGCGAGATTGCCGAGGTCGTGCTCAATGCCGAGAAGAAGGCCACCAAAGACCCACGCCAAGCCTACGGGGCAATGCAGGAGCAGATGGCCGACATCATCCGCGCATTCCGCGACCTGCCTGGCCGGCACGTCTACATGAGCGCCAAGCTGGAGAAGACCCAGGACGAGATGGGCCGCGTGCTGTATGCGCCCTCGATGCCTGGCAACAAGACCGGCCAGGCGCTGCCCTACTTCTTCGACGAGGTGCTGGCTCTGCGTGTCGAGAAGGACACCGACAACAACACCCAGCGCGCCCTGATGTGCGACTCGGACGGCCTCTGGCTGGCCAAGGATCGGTCGGGCAAGCTGGACGCCTGGGAGGCACCGGACCTCGGTGCAGTCATCGCAAAGATCGGAGGCAAGTGATGAACATCCGCGAAATGCTCAAGACCGAAGGTTTCATCAAGACCGTCACAGACGTGGAGCAGTTGGCTGAAATGTGGCTCTACGCCAAGGACACAGAAACCACTGCAACTGCCGACCGCCGTGCGATTGAAGACCAGATCAGGAAGATCGCCAGCATCCGCGACGATGTGGAAGGCACTGAGAACCTGGCGCTCGAAGGCTTCAAGGTCAAGGTGGTCAGCCGCATCGACCGCAAGGTCGACGCTGACAAGGTGCAGGAGCTGGCCGCCGAGCACGGCCTGACCGATCACCTGAGTACGCTGTTCCGGTGGAAGCCGGAGATCAACATGGCCATCTGGAAGGCGACAGATGAGGCCATCACCAAGCCACTCGCCGCAGCAATCACGGCCAAGCCTGGCCGCCCTTCTTTCACCATTGAACCCATCAAAACCAAGGAGTAATTCATCATGGCATTTCTCGGACAAACCTATGCAGCATCGGACCTTCCACAAGGCACCAGCAACTTCGAGCCGCTGCCGGCTGGCTGGTACACGGCCAACATCACGCAGGCCGAGCTGAAGACCACTGCCGCTGGCGATGGCCAGTACATCAAGCTGCGCTACGACATCACCGGACCGTCTCACCAGGGCCGCGTGGTGTTCGGCAACCTCAACATCAAAAACGCGAGCGCCAAGGCCGAAGAGATCGGCCGCCAGCAGCTTGGCGAGATCATGCGCGCCATCGGCCTGGCCAAGGTCCAGGACACCGACCAGCTCATCGGTGCCAGCATCCAAGTCAAGCTGGACGTGCGTCCTGCGCGCACCGACGAGAAGACCGGCAAGACCTACGAGGCCAGCAACGATGTGAAGGGGTTCAAGGCTGTAAATGGTGGCGCTGCGCCCAGCTTTGCTGCGCCAGCTCCTGCTGCTGCTCCTGCTGCCGCTGCCGCGCCGGCCAAGGCCGCGCCTCCCTGGCAGAAGAAGTGAAGTGAAAAGCCCCAGCCTCGTGAGAGGACTGGGGCAAGTTGGCAACTACAGAAGGAGAGTGGGCACCATGAAAATACCCGAACCAGAGCATAGCATCCAAGGCCTGATC